AATTCGTTAAGCAAGCCTGTCAACGTCACCTGAGCGACCTCCAAACCGGCCACGAGCGCGGACTCTACTTCGACGAGAAAGCCGCCCAGCACGCCATCGACTTCTTCAAATTCCTGAAGCACTCCAAAGGCGAATGGGCCGGTCAAGCCGTAACCCTAGAGGATTGGCAGAAGTTTGTCATCGCCATGATCTTCGGCTGGAAGCGAGCAGATGGCACAAGACGCTTTCGCAGCGCCTATCTTGAAGTTGCCAGAAAGAATGGCAAAAGCACACTGGCAGCAGGCATTGGCCTCTACCTCCTGGTTGCCGATGGTGAAGCGGGTGCAGAGATTTATTCAGCCGCCACGCACCGAGACCAAGCCAGAATCACGCACAGCGAAGCCGTCCGCATGGTCAAGTCTTCGCCACATCTGCGATCAAGAGTCTCAACCTATAAGGACAACCTGCTGATCAAAGGGACTGCGGCGAAGTTTGTTCCTCTTGGCCGTGACGCAGATTCACTGGACGGCTTGAACCTGCATGGCGCACTGGTAGACGAACTACATGCCCATCCAACCCGCGATCTGCTGGATATTCTCGACACGGCAAGGGGCTCCCGCAGACAGCCGCTGCTCTTCATGATCACCACGGCTGGCCATGACCGGCAATCGGTGTGCTACGAACAGCATTCGCACGTAGCCAATATCCTCGCTGGCGCCGTCCAAGACGACAGCTACTTCGGCTTGATCTTCACGCTGGACGAAGGCGACGACTGGGAAGACCCAGCGAACTGGATCAAAGCAAACCCCAATCTCGGTGTCAGCAAGAAAGCCGATTACATGGCCGAGCAAGCAGCGAAAGCCAAGAGCATGCCCTCCGCCCTGAACGCCTTCTTACGGCTTGAACTCAACGTATGGACTCAGGCCGAGAGCCGATGGCTATCCGTCGATCACTGGCAAGCCTGTGGCGATGCGGTGGACGCAAACGATCTTCGTGGCCGAACTTGCTACGCCGGTCTTGACCTATCCAGTACACAAGACATCACCGCCTTCGTGCTCGTGTTCCCCGGAGAGACCAAAGACGATAAATGGCGAGTGCTCTGTCGATTCTGGGTTCCAGAAGAGGCCATGCACAACCGCAGCAAGAAAGACCGCGTTCCCTATGAGGCGTGGGTAACGCAGGGCTTCATCTCGACAACGCCAGGACAAGTCATCGACTACGACTACATCCTCGCTCAAATCAAAAAAGATGCAGCTGACTTCGATCTTCAGGAAGTTGCATTCGACCGATGGGGAGCAGCAAAGCTCACCAACGATTTACAGAAAGAGGACATCACTGTTGTGCAGTTTGGCCAGGGCTACGCCTCGATGAATGCGCCAATGAAAGAGCTTGAGCGCATGATCTTGGAACACAAGATCGCTCACGGCAACAACCCCGTTCTCACTTGGATGGCTGGCAATCTCGTAGCAAGCGAAGACCCTGCCGGAAACATCAAACCAGATAAAGCCAAATCCACCGAGAAGATCGACGGCATGGTGGCCCTTGTGATGGCTCTAGACCGCGCCACCCGCCACGCTGAACCTACCTCCGTCTACGAAACACGCGGCATTCGACTGATATGAACTTACTTGACAGAATTTTCCATCGCAGAGCAGCCACAGTTCCCCTTGGCCACCCATCCACGCTCAGCGGCTTCTACAACACGACATCAGTCACGCCCGATTCGGCTCTGGCTGTTTCATCCGTGTTTGCGTGTGTAAAGGTCGTCGCGGAATCTGTTGCTTCGCTCCCTCTAAAAGTCTACAGACGCACCGCAAACGGCAAAGATGCGGCTCCAAATCACAGCCTTTATCCCATCCTGCACGAACTGCCTAATAGCGAACTCACGAGCTTTGAACTTCGTGAAATGCTGATGGGCCATGTGTTACTTCGTGGCAACGCCTACTGCGAGATCGAGATGAACGGCAGGGGTGATGTGATTGGTTTATGGCCTCTACAGCCAAACAGAGTAACCGTCAGCCGTGCGCCCGATGGCAAGTTGATCTACACCATAGATGTGCCAGGACAAGGCTCCATTGCTCTGCCTCAAGATAGGGTGTGGCACATTCGCGGCTTCTCGACAAGCGGCCTTATTGGCCAGTCTCCTGTCTCTATTGCGCGAAACGCCATCAGCGTAGCGATTGCCGGTGACGACGCAGCAGCTTCTCTGGCAGGCAATGCCGCCAACCCCGGCGGTGTGCTGACTTATCCAGGCAAGTTGTCTGATGAGGCTTATAAGAATGTTCTTGATTCATGGCAAAACCGACATCAAGGGTTGGGTAAAGCAGGCAGAACCGCGCTGCTAGAGCAAGGCATGGATTACAAGACGATTGGCATGAGCCTTGCTGATCAGCAGTTCTTGGAGACGCGCAAGTTCCAACGCTCGGAGGTGGCATCGCTCTTCCGTGTGCCTCCGCACATGATTGGCGACCTCGAACGAGCGACGTTCTGCCTTCCCGCTGGAACCGATGTGTTCACTGCCTATGGGCCGAAGCCTATCGAATTGGTGGAACGCGGTGAGGTTGTCTGGTCACGAAATGAGCGAGGTGAATGGCAAAAGTCATTGGTAAGCCACGCAACGTGCTCTGGAGTTGACGAAATCCTTTGCATTAAGACAACCAATCGAACGATTCGAGCCAATAGGAAGCACAGAATACTTGTGCGCCGAAAATATCCTGATCCTCGACCAGGCCAAGGCGGTTATCAAAACCTCAAATGGGTCGATGAGTATGTTCCAGCAGGCGACCTCAAGGCGGGAGACACCATCATTGCTATGGACGGCGGCTTCGCCACTGGCACAGATCAAGCTCCTACTCGGAAAGCCAGCCTAGGCTTTATGGCCTTTTGCGGCCTGTTGCTTGGCGATGGGAACATCAATCAGGGACACGGAGTAACCATTGCTCGGGCCAACAATGCGCCTCACATGGATTACTACCGAGAAGTGATGAGAACCGAATTTGTTCGGCTCAATGGTGGAAACGGAAGAGGTGATCGCTCGCAGATCGCCACGGCCCCAGTAACTCTCTCTGAGGGCGACCGCCAAACACGCTTTAGTTCTGTGATTGCAGCTGAGGAACTGACCAAACTTGGCCTAGCTGGCACGGCTCGAACTAAGCAGGTGCCTGGGTGGGTATTTGAGATGTCTGAAGCGCATCGCTTGGCCTTCCTCAAGGGTTTTGTTGACTCTGATGGACATGTTGACAAGAAAGGCAGAATCTCAGTGTCATCTTGTAATCGCGATCTGCTCTCTGGCATCCGCCATCTTTGCATGATGAGTGGAATTCCAGTGACCAATCTGCGTTGTCAAAAAGGCACAACCACTTTGCCAAATGGCAAGAAGGCACAATTAGAGCAATGGACTTTCACGTGCTCAGACCCAGCGTCAAATCAAAAAATTGGGAGCGCGAACCCAAGCGACTTGGAACGGCTAACGAACGGCAAGCCATTCAGCAGAAAGGGGAGAAATTATCCTCGCTTCGGTGGTGAAGGTGAACCGCTTAACGGAGCAAGCTTATCGCGAATCACTTCAATCACAATCCAGCCAGCCGAAAATGTCTACGATTTAGAAGTCGAAGGGACTCATAACTTCGTTGCAGATGGTGTTATCGTTCACAACAGCAACATCGAACATCAATCTATCGACTTCGTTGTTCACACGCTGCGGCCTTGGCTAGTTCGCATCGAGCAGTCAATTGCCCGCGATTTGATTGGCCCCCTTGAGCGATCACGAATCTTTGCTCAGTTCAATGTAGATGGCTTGCTACGCGGCGACATCAAGAGCCGGTATGAGGCTTACCACGTTGCTCGTAACGACGGGTGGCTGTCTGCCAACGACATTCGCCACCTAGAGGACTTGAACTCCGTGGATAACGGCGATGCTTACTGGCAACCGGTGAACATGGCTGATGCAAGCAATACCCAGCAACAAGCCCCAACCTGGCAACGAGCCTTCACCATCGCCATGCGTGATGCCATGACTCGCATTTTGCGCAGAGAGTTACAAGACGTTGGCCGCAAAACCAATGTCGATATGCAGAAGTTTGAGGCTGACCACCGGCAATTCGTAGCCAAGACTCTTGAGCCCGTTGTCCGCTCGTTTGCCGTAATGCTTGGCAAAGAAGAGATTGTGGACGACTACATCAAATCAGCCACTGAAGCACGACTCGATGCCATCTATCGCAACAAGATCGACGAGGCATGGCTTGAAACGATTGATGCCACTGTTGCATCCGAAGTTGCCCGACTTGAATCACTATG